ATTAAACTATCTATATATTTATATGGCATACAAAGGAAAGTTCCGCCCTCAAAATCACAAAAAATATAAGGGCGATCATACTAAAATTATTTATCGATCTGGCTGGGAATTAACCTTCATGAAATACCTAGATCGACAACCTGAAGTCTTGCGATGGTCAAGTGAAGAGATCATTATACCCTATCGTTCCCCTATTGACAACAGATTACATAGATATTACCCAGATTTTTGGGTTAAAACCACTAAGGGTGAATCTTTAATTGAGATTAAACCAAAGAAACAAACCAAACCCCCCAAGCCAAACCCTAAACACAAAAGAAGATACCTTAAAGAAGTAAAAACATGGGGAATAAATGAAGCCAAGTGGAAAGCTGCACAAGAATTCTGTGAAAATAAGGGATGGAAATGGCAAATTATAACTGAAGATATTTTGAACAATACTAAATAGTTATACTATGGCTACAACAGAAGAAGAAACGTATTTAGATAAATTAAAGGACGCAATTAGAACCAATCAAGTAACTGCCAGAGCAAGAGCAGCGGGTGATTGGTTTCGTTCAATTGTTAATAGAACTAGAGGTGCATTTTCTGGGGAAACACCAGAGAAAATTCTTAATAGACAAGGAGATGATGAAGCAAGAGCTCTATTGGGTAGAATGTATTTCTTTTCTTATAATCCTAAATGGAAAGATAAATTACCATACTATGATACATTTCCTTTAGTTTTTCCTATTGAGAAATATAGTGATGGATTTTTAGGATTGAACTTCCATTATCTTCCTCCTAAACATAGGGCTATACTAATGGATCAACTTAAGATATATGCGAATAATAAGAACTATGATGAAACTACTAGATTGAGATTGACATACGATATGTTAAAAGGTTTTACTAAAATACCAAGAGCAAGACCAACAGTACATAGATATCTTTTAAATAAAACTAGATCTAAATTTGTACTTATTAATGCAGATGAGTGGGAAGTAGCACTTTTTCTACCAGTAGAAAGATTTAAAAAAGCAAACAAGAAAAAAGTATGGGCAGATAGCAAGGAGATGTTCTAATGGCAGCACCATTCACAATTGATGATTTCAAGGCCAAAGTAGATGGTCTAGGAAGTTTCATAAGAAAAAATAGATATACTGTTCAAATAGTACCACCTTCAAATATGCATGTCCCAGTAAATATTGAATTTCTTGTTAAGCAAGTAAGTTTTCCAGCTAGAACTTCTGGAACAACTAATTTTAGATACGGTGGAAAATATGGTTTAGAAATTCCTTATGAAATAACTCCTGGTGAGGCCGTATCAATTACCTTTCTAGAAACGGGAAAGTTTCCAGCTCGTAAATATTGGCACCATTGGCTTGAATTGATTCAAAGTACCGATAATTATAATATGAATTATTATGATGATTTCAAGGGAACTGTTAAAATTTCAGCTTATGATGAAACGGATCAAGAAGGTGTTAATCCTAGACATGTGGTAAAATTAGTAGATGCGTGGCCTAAAGGAATCAGTGCTATAGAAATGGGATGGGAAAGTAACGAACTAATAGATTTTAGTGTAGACATTGTATATAAAAAATGGGAAATTGAAACTTAATATAATTATTTTATTATAGGAGAATATTATGGCATTACCAAAAGTGGTAACACCGACTTATGAATTGAAAATTCCATCTACAGGACAAAAGGTTAAATATAGACCATTTCTTGTAAAGGAAGAAAAGACATTATTAATGGCATTGGAAAGTGGTTCTGAAGCTTCAATGGGTACTGCTATGCAACAGATTATTGAATCTTGTAGTGAAGGAAAGATTAAAACCAAAGAACTAGCACCTTTTGATATTGAATATTTCTTTCTACATCTTAGGGGTAAATCCGTTGGTGAAAAAATAACTGTAAAAGTTCCAAGACCAGAAGAATTAAAATGTTGTAAGGAAGCTGATCCAGAAGATTTTCATGAAGTAGATATTGATATCGATGAAATAAAGATTGATACTTCAGGAGCTAAATCTTCAGAAATACAGGTTACTAAAGATATTGGAGTAAAATTAAAATATCCTAATGTTGACCTAGTAAATAAATATGCTACAGCGGGTGAAAGTATATCTGCTGATAATGTTTTTAAATTAATTTCTGAGTGTATTGATTACATCTGGGACGGTGATGATATTTACAAAGCAAAAGATTCTACTAAAAAGGAATTGGATGATTTTATTGAATCTCTTAGTTCTGGACAATTTGGTAAAGTAAGAGACTTTTTTGAATCAATGCCAAGATTACAACATGAAATAAATTGGATATGTCCAAAATGTAAAAAGTTGAAACCCCTAGTACTAGCAGGTGTAGACTCTTTTTTCGGATAGCGCTGAATCACGATTCCTTGGCGAACCATTTCCAAACAAACTTCGCCATGATTCAGCACCATAAGTGGAGTCTAACAGAATTGGAAAATATGATGCCATTTGAAAGACAGATATATGTAATGTTATTACAAAAATGGATTCAAGAAGAGAATGAAAGAGTGAGAGCAGAAAATGCAAAACATAGGTAAGGAAAATAAATGGCCAAAACTCTAGATGACGTAACAGAAAAACTAACTGAAGGCAATGAAGACCGATATACACTTGGTAATGAGCAAATTCAAATCCAACAAGTGCAACTTCAAACTCTTCAATCAATGCTTGCGAACTCTGCTGATGCTTTAGCTGATGCAAGAGAAGCTGCTAGAGAAGCTGCTAGAGTTAAAGATGATGATGGTGGTGGCTCTGTACCAGACGCAAAAGTAGAAGAAAAAAAGGCTGGTGGTTTTTTCTCTAGGATGGGTAAAGCTATAATGAATCCTATTGGTGCAATGGGTAGAAGTATGAAGTCTGCAGGAAAAGGAATTGGTGGTTTTCTAAAAGGTCTATCTAGTGGACTAGCATCATTTGCTAATCCTATGGTATTAATAGGTGTAACTACTATGGCCGTTTCCCTTCCAATAATGGCCGCAGGATTAGCCGCTGCATTTAAAGTATTCGATATGATTGCCGGTAAAGGTAAAGCTTTAGAATTTGTTACTGGTATAATCGAATCACTTGGTGAAGCAATCGGAACTATTCTTCAAAAAGTCTTGGAAGGGTTTGGTAATATGGTCAAAAATATGGGGCCATTTATTACCAAGTTCTTTAAAGGAATTGCGGTAGTAATTAAAGCATTAGAACCAATCATTGTAAGTATATGGCAAATAATAAAAGATATTATTACCGATCCCGTCCTCAATAAAACCATACAAGCAGTATTAGCCGTAGTTGGTATTGCTCTTCAAGAAATTAGTGCAATAGTTCAAAAGACGGGTGATGTTATAATAGCCGTCATGGAAAATGTTGATAAAATTCTTACATCTATATTTGATGGTGTATCAAAAGTTATTAAAACTATTGGTGATGCAATAATAGGAATAGTAGATAAAATCGTTGAGGGAGTAGAACGATTAGCAGTCCTTCCTGCAGGAAATATGTTAGCGGTTGCGGGGGCTCTAGGAGTATTGGCCGTTGCTCTTGTTGGTTTTTCTGCCGGTGCAGCAATTGCTGGTGGAATGATGCCTTCTTCAGAAGACTTAACAAAAATAGCAAATGCAGTTAAAAAGTTTGCAGATCTTGAACCTGGAAATCTTGCAGCAGTTGGTGCAGGAATGCAAAAAGTTGGTTTAGGATTAGCTATTTTTGGAGGCGGTAGTAAAGTAGCAGAACTTCTTTTTCCTGAAAAAGCTGGGGCATTAGATGGTGTTGCTGATTCCGTAAAGAAATTTGGAGCAATTGATGCAACAAACTTCGCATTGGTTGGAGATGGAATTAGATCTTTGGGAACTGGATTAATGGCATTTGGTGGCGGTTCTTTTCTCTCAAGTCTTGGAGATGCTTTTGGAAAATGGATAGGTGCATCTGATCCTGTTGAAAAATTTAAAAAGTTTGCTGAAATAGGACCGGGACTATCTCAAGCAGGTATGGGAGTTACAGCACTTGCAAATGCATTTGATGCTTTCGATAGTGATAATCTAGAAAAGATAGGAGATAGTCTTGATAAGTTTCTAGGTGCAACTGATATGGACAAACTAAAAGCCTTCTCAGCAGCAACAGAAGGACTTGTAAGTGGTCAAATGTTAGCCCAATTACAAGTCCAAACCGCTGAAGCTGCTAGAACTGGAAGACCTATTTTTGTTCAAACTAATAACTCTGCTCAAGTAAATAATAGTTCAGCAGCTTTATTCCCAGGCGCTCCCCCTAATCCCAATAGTAAAGATGAGTCACTAGTTGGTAATTAACTAGATTTATAAAATCCATCTGACAAATAGTATATCATAGAATCTACTAAATCAGGTGATCCCCAACAAGCAACACTAAGTAATAAAACTATTACACAAAACCAAAATCCATACATAGTATTATTTTCACTAGACATTAATCTTGCTCAGCTAATTTTGCAAAGTAAGAATATTCTTCTGAATCTCCTGCAGTTTCTGCTACAACAGGTGTTGCAGTTTCAGGTGGTCTAACAGCTGCTTGTTCAGCAGTCATAGGTTTACCACCATCAAAAGGTACATCAGAAGGAACAGAAGGAACTTCGTTTGTTCCGGTTGTAAGACCTAAAACACGTTCCATCTTCTCTTTCAATTCTGCATAAGACTTGAAATTCTTTTGATCTGTAAACTCTTCCAAAGAATGTTCACCCTTCCAGATTTCTTCCATCTTGGCATCATCTTCATCAAGAGGTAACGGACTCTCAAATTCACTCTTATCATAATTGGAAAAACCATCCATCTTACGAATCTTGATTTTGAAATTACAACCTTCCCACAAATCAAATGGATTTACTGGAGTCTCATCTTCGAATTGAGGATTCATCTTATCATTGAGTTTATCCCAAATCTTCTTACCAAACTTATACAAACGAATTGTACCTTCGTTCTGAGGATTGGCGGGGTCTTTGACAACGTAAACATTAGAAATGTAAGTTAACCTACGTTTCTGTTTACGAGCAATCTCTTTGTTTGCCTCAATACCAGAATTCCAAAGTTGTGAATTATATTCACTAACTGGATCTTTCTGACCAAGAGTAGTTAAAGAGTTTTCGATATACCATCCACCTGGACCTTGAAATCCATGATTCCAAGTTCTTGCCCACGGCAAGTCTTCACCATCAGGTGCGGGCAGGAATCGAACTACTGCCATACCATTTCCAGACTTGTCCAATTCTGGACGCCAGAAACGATCATCATCACCTTGACCTCTGGTTGGGGTATTAATTTTTGCGGTTTCTTTTAGGAGGGATTGGAGTTTATCTCCACGTTTTTTCTTCATATCTGCAAACGACATATTTTCCTTTCGTATTATTCGTATAGCGTTGTATTAATTGTATTGCGATTTATTTCACTTACATATAATTATATTATAACACACTTTCCTTATTTGTCAAGTATGTTATAGTGGAAGTTTAGAAGTCCTCTCAATAAGATGAAGGTCTTCTGCTTCATCCTGAATATTTTGTTTTAGTTTACCACCGATCATTTTACCGGCGGTTTCAGGTTCTAATTTATTTTCTTCACAGTAATGCATAACAGCATCTATATAGGTCATCTTAGTTTGTTGAACCAAGTTCTCAATATTCTCCATGAAGACCATAGAGTTATTCATTTTAATGCCCATTTGCTAATGCCTCTTCCCCTTCCTTAGTTTCAGGATCGTCTTTCTCCTTGAACCAGAAATCGGTTGACTTCGCTAGCACAGCCACGTAGGCTCCTACCAGAATGTTTATCAGTTGCATGTGATTATCTGCAACAGCATCAGAAAAAAACAACAAATATAATAATATTAAAAATGTTC